GTTTGTGGGGAATCAGAGACGAGCTCCAGGGTGATATGTCGAAGCTACACCGAGACATCGTCGAGGATGCTGTGAAGAAGATCTTCGCCTATTCACAGGGTGGAACCATTGTGAAGGATGGAGAGGAGGTGACAGGCAAGCAGAGGAAGTTTGTAGAGACCATCGAGCTCCAGGTTGCTCTCAAGAACTACGATCCCCAGAAGGACAAGCGTTTCTCTGGTGCACCTGGAACATCTGAATACGCTTCAGATTTAGGCGCAACAGCGGCAAACGACGAAATGCATATTGTAGTTGTAGACGAAGACGGAGTAATTTCTGGTACCGCTGGTACTATTTTGGAAGAATTCGCTTTCGTTTCACAGGCTTCAGATGCTAAGAAAGCTGATGGTACATCAAACTTCTATAAAGATGTTGTGAATAACAACTCTGAATATGTTTGGTGGATCGATCACGACCCACAACTTTCAAATGCTGGTTCATCAATTTCTGGTGGACAAACTTCTTTCGCTGGTCAAACAACCGTTCAGGCTGATTCACTATCTGGTGGTTCAGACGATAACGTACCGACTACTGGCGAACTTGCTCTAGGCTATGATCTTCTTGAGGATGCAGAAACTGTAGATGTAAATCTTCTTTTCTCAGTACCAGACGCAAATGGTGCTAACACTTTAGCAAATGATCTCATTTCAATTGCTGCAGCTAGAAAAGATTGTATGGCATTTGTTTCTCCTCCAATTGAAGATACAGTTGGTTCTTCAACTCCTGCAGCCGACGTAAAATCGTTTGCAGATACATTAACATCAAGCTCTTATGCTGCTTGTGATTCTTCAGCTCTTTATGTATATGACAAATATAACGACGTATACAGATGGATTGGAGCTGCTGGACATCAAGCTGGTCTTTGTGCAAACTCAGACAGAGTAGCTGATGCATGGTTCAGCCCTGCAGGTGTTAATAGAGGACAACTATTAGGCATAACAAAATTAGCATTTAATCCTAAGAAAGCAGATAGAGATACTCTTTATAAAGCAAGAGTTAACCCTATAGTATCGTTACCTGGTCAAGGTACTTTACTATTTGGTGACAAAACTTTATTGAGTAGACCTTCAGCTTTTGATAGAATTAACGTTAGAAGACTCTTCATCGTATTAGAAAAGGCAATAGCTACTTCAGCTAAAGCACAACTTTTCGAATTTAACGACGAATTTACAAGAGCTCAGTTCAGAAACTTAGTTGAACCGTTCTTGAGAGACGTAAAAGGAAGACGTGGACTTACAGACTTTTTAGTAGTTTGTGACGAAACAAATAACACAGGTCAAGTAATTGATGCGAATAGATTTGTAGCTGATATCTTTATCAAGCCTGCAAGATCTATCAACTTCATTACATTGAACTTCATTGCAACAAGAACCGGAGTAGAATTCTCCGAGATAGCAGGAGTATAGGAGGAATAGAACATGGCAATATTAGGAGTAGATGATTTTAAATCAAAGCTCGTAGGTGGCGGTGCTAGACCAAACCTATACAAAGTAACTATGAATTATCCTGGTTACGCGCAAGGTGATGTAGAACTTACATCATTTATGTGTAAAGCTGCTCAGTTACCAGCTTCAATTATTAATCCAGTGGAAGTTAACTTCCGTGGAAGAAAGTTGCAAATGGCTGGCGACAGAACGTTTGAACCTTGGACAATCACTGTCATTAATGACGTTGGTTTCGAGGTTAGGGATGCAATGGAAAGATGGATGAATGGTATTAATGGCAATAATAGTAATACAGGTCTTGCTAATCCTAGTGATTATCAAGCAGATGCTATTGTTGAGCAGTTGGATAAAGCTGGTAATTCAGTTAAAAGATACGACTTTAGAGGAGTATTCCCAACAAATATCGCAGCTATCGACCTTGGTTACGACAACGAAAACGTTATTGAAGAATTTACTGTTGAATTCCAAGTACAATACTGGGAAAGTAACACAACTTCATAGGGTATAAATAATATTAGCGGGGAGGGAAACCTCCCCAATAATATGGAGTAATTATGG